CTCCCCAATCCTTCAATCGCACATTATTTTCCCAAATAGTTACATAATAATCTAATGTTTTTTGAAGACATATGTTATGTACTTTATGAGACTCCTTATAATCTGAAGCCTCAAGTAGCTCAATGAAAGCAGCTTTATGGTAAATATCATTCTTAATGCAATTTCCCACAGCAGTTATTAGAGAACCAGATATAGTACCTCCATGGGTACGATAAATAGCATCATGCGCTATGTGTACACAATGATTCCTCCAAGCACTCAGACCAGCTCTCACTCTCGCATCCTCCTCCGTCCAATTAGGGTCGTTCAATTTATACCAACGCTCTACAATACTCAAGAAGGCGGGTTCTGCTTGCGTTGGAGAAACTTTATCCCAAGCACCAATATCACCATCAATACCATTCTTTGAGCCAACCTCACAAAGGAACTTATATTGTTGATCCCACTCAAGTGACCTAGGGTTAAGACCAACTGATCCATGATGATAATTGTGTGATCTGATGTACATGGCATTAAAGGCTCCATAGTATCTCTTTTCTGCAATTAAGATGTCGACAGGCAGCACATCAAACAACCTGGGTAACTCATCAATTATCTTCTGATCTTTGAGTTTTTCATCTTTTAGTACATCCATGGCCCATCGATCACCAGGTATTATCCCTTGCTTCAACTTGGTTAAACTCTCATCGGCAAACTTTCGAAGTAGTGGACCTGGCTTATACAAAACACGATTTTCTTCATCGGTAACAAATTCAAACAAGAACAATTTGCCCTTAGCTCCGAACGGCCGCATTTTAACATATGGGTAGCCTGGTGAAGTTGTCATATCCAGTGCTTGGAAGAACTCTAAGCCTTGAATACCATTTATTGCCTCTTCTTCTGTTAAAACCCGCGCAAGACCAGGTGGTTGTTTATACACCTCACGAAAACACATATCAGTAGCTAATCGTAGCTGTCTACCAGTCAAGTGTCCAGAGCACTGGTAACCTGCTATTGCATTGTACAAAGGACTATGCTCAGTATGATGCCTGCTATCCTTAGTTGATAGCACCGCGGGTGCTTTCTTTGTCATTTGCCAAGGTACTCCAGGATTGATGTGTGCAGATAACGGCGATGGTTCTAGGTCCGTCTTATTAGGTAATTGCACAGCATAAGCATTAGCTACTGCACCTAAATACTCAACGTGATCAGGAGGCATAAAATTCGCGGCCTTATTTTCTTGTACCCAACTAGGAAGCCCTTCTTGTATAAAATGTATTGATTTATCCATAACAGAATCGAAAG